TTTAATGCTTTTGGATATTCAAATTGTTCCCAGTGTTGTTCTTGTTTCTTTTTTGATCTACTATAAATATTAGTAGCAGGTGGTAATGCTATTTTAAAATTTTGTATTTCGTATATATCACCAATTACACCTGTTTTGCTTATGACTACAATATCATGTTCTTTATTGTAACCATATTTCCATTTCTTACTTTTATTAAGTCTTTTAAGTGTGTTAATTCTTATAGGCTTAATAATTTTATATAAAGTTTGCTTGTACATTATTTAGATCTTGTTTCAGCAAAACCTTTAAATGTTGTTTCTTTTTTTTCTAAAGGTTTGTTTTCCAGTATTGCCTCTTCTTCTTGAATTCTAGTTAATATTTCAAAAGCGTCAAATATAGCTAATTTTTTTGTTGCTGCTGCGTTTTTTAATCTATCTGCCGATATATCATCATCTGAATCAACGATAGGCTCTTTAGCTACTTTAATTAATTCATCCACTGCTTTACGCCCAGCTTGGATTATACTCTTTTTCGTCTCCTTTATATTCATATTTAATTGTAATAAATTTCGTTAACACTCTATATAATCTTTTACCACTTAAGATAAACTCATATTCACTGCCAGGTATAAAACCAACAGTGTCATTAACTTTAATATTATCAATATCATCACTAATGTATTTAATAACACCTACTAAAGGTTTTTCTTTATTAATATTAAAAATATCACTTGACTCGATTGGTTGTACAAAACAATAACCACTCAAAGCGCGCCATTTATTGTTTTTTTTGTAAGCAAACATCTGATCTTGATTAGCGCTATATAAGTTACTTCCTATATAATCTCTACTATTTTTCTCAACACCTTTTACATCATGCCACCTTCTAAATATATTATGATGAACTAATACTGTATCACCAACACGTATATCAGTATGTAGTAATTTAGGTAAAGCAATAACCTTAGCCTCTCTATTAACATACTGATGGTTAAATATTTCCGTGTTTAATATAAGTTCTTTATCACCTATTTTTTTAGTATTATTGTATCTATCACCTATTGGTTCGATAATAAAATTATACAAAGTTCGCATTAATATTCAAGGTTGTATTCAACTGAAATAGCCATATTTTTATTAAAATCCTTCCAAGGTAAAACATCGTTTTCTTTTTTAATGTAAATACTATATTTGCTATCCCCCTCTATTATATCACAAATTGTATGCCCGCCGTAAACCTCTTGGCCAACGGCGTAATGCATAGCTTCATTTTTATAATCTTTACCAATACTTATCTTACGTATTAGCTTGCTCATCTTCAGGTATTTCTTGTATTGTACCGTCTTGAATGTTAATACTTACTTTACCATACTCTTCTTCAAGTTTATCTTGAAACTCTTTGAGTCCTTTTTGAAGTTGTGGTATCGCATTAACAAGCGTGTGCTTTTGAGATTCTAATTGACCCAACTGCAACTGTGCGTTGTTAATTGTATTTACATGCCCTTGCAATTCTTTTAATTGCTCGTCAGTGATTTTTTCGACTTTTATGTCTTCTACTTTTTTATTCATAATTAATTAAATTTTAGTTAAAA